ATTGAAGCAATAGGTTCAATAATCTTTTCTGGTTCTACAACCTTCAATAAATTCCATTCTTGAAGTAGCTGAATTATTTTATTACGACGTCCCTTATCTTCTTCTGAAAAGTTAGAAGGCTTGCCGTCAATAGTAAACATTTCCTTAAAGTGGACAATGTAATACTTACCTTGCTTATGGAAAATATGACAAGACTGATATAATTTTCTTTCTTTACGAGAAGCGACGCCGATGCGTGTAAGTGTTTCTTTGATTTTAAGAAAATCTTCTTCTTCGGCTATTTTCACCTCAACTAGAGAATCCAAAAGTTCATTCATTTTACTCCACCTTTATTATTTTTATTTCTTATAATTTCAATCTGTTCAGCCGTAAGAATTTTTAATGCTTCTTTGGTGCGAACATTATTATATTTATAATAGTTAGAAACTAGGGTTAGGAGTTCTTCCTGCTTCTTACGATCCTTCTTTTCTTTCTCTGTTTCGGCTTTTGCTCTTTCATAACTCTGCTTTCTAACAGAACCATAAAGATAATCATAATGCATTTGATCCGTTATACCGTAACGAATATTAACTTCATTGACAATCTTGGTTAAACCTCTATATCCTGCAATGACGTTATTAGTTCGCCACTGAGAATAGTCACCATCAATTATTTGCTTCTTACCCTTAGTGATGCTATTCTCATAACGCCAGTCATACCTCTCCTTTTGCTTTTGTTCAATTGAATGCTTTGCCCAATTACCAAAGAAACCAACTGCCTCTTTCTCTGGATCTCTTTCCTCTAGTAATACGTTTAGGAATTTAGCTTTAGCCATCAATTAAACTCGCACTCTTTCATAACTTCGACAAGGAAAGCCATGAAATTGATTTCCGGATTAGCAGAGAATGCATTTTGATATTGATACTGTGCTAGAATCAATACAAGCTGAGCAGCATTTATTGGAGTCATTGCTTCTGCAGAAATATCATAGAACTGATTATAAAGATAATTGACGTCAGTATCTAGGTTATTCTTTACCCACTTACGAACTTCTAGAAAATTCTTATCCTTCATTAGTTTGATAAGATCCTTGATTGAAGCCTCTGTCATGTTTGCCAGAATGCCAGAGTCAATCTTACCAGTCGCTGAATAACGCTGAAGCTCATTAAGAACACGACGCCAATCTGGGAAGTGCTTATTGATTACTTCTGCAACAACAGACTTATCAAACTCAACGCCTTCTGCATTAAGAATAAAAGTTACTCGCTTGAAGAACTGAGTGGCAAGTTTAGCAATAGCCTTCTTGCTGATCTTAAAATCAATTACAGAACATCTAGAATGAAGAGGATAAATGATACGGTTCTTGAAGTTGCACGTAAGGATGAATCCGCAATTTCTTGAGAACTCCTCCATGAAGTTACGAAGAGCGGGTTGTGTAGAATTGGCATTGAGATAGTCAGCTTCGTCGAGGATAACGTATTTTCTCCCGCCAGACAAACTAACACTTGAGGCAAAGTTGAGGATTTCGTTTCGGAGGGTGTCGATATTACCATTCATAGATCCATTAATTACAATATAATCACAACCCAACTGCTCAAGCATAGCACGTGCTACGGTCGTTTTACCGACACCTGCTGATCCTGCTAGAATTAGATTAGGAATATTCTTTTGATCAACAAACTGTTGGAATGTTGCTTTAAGATCACAAGGAAGAATAGTTTCTTCAATAGTTTTTGGGCGATACTTCTCAGTCCAAAGGAATTCTTCATTCATTATACATTCTCCAACGCTTCACATTCCAAAACACGACGACCCCATCCGGCATCGCCTTTAAACCTATCCCAACATTCTATGCATTGATTTCTTACTTGTTCTGCGTTTCTTCTTTTGGAAACAGATTCAATATAAAACTCATGTTTATATTTTACCTCGTAACAAGTATTACATTTCTTAGTGGCAACTTCATCACCGAACAAGGTTGAGATAATCAATCCACCAGGGATTTGCCTAAACATAATATATCTCCATAGCAAAAAGAGGGGGACCGAAGTCCCCCATTCAAGTTAGAAAGTTGAGCTTGACTCAACTGCAATATAATATTCTACATCATCATGAACAAAGTGGGAAATGCCCTTTGATGAAATATTAACATCATAATCGCCAGGAATGATCTTAATATTCTCAGCCTTAAAGATTGCCTTAAATGCCTTATCAGTGTCGCCAATCTGAATAGAATAAACGTCACCGGAAGGATTCTTGGAATCAGCTGCCTGAAGGTAAAGGTTCTTACCATCACCCATAACAACAATCTCTGGAAGAGCAAGAATGCCAGCAGCCTTCTCGACATCCTTTAGAGTGTCATTAGTCAAACGGAAAGTAACATCAACCGAAGGAAGATTAATTTCCTTTTCTGGAGCCTTTGTAACAGTTGACTCGTCAGCATAAACATAATGCGTCTTACGAGTGTTGTCACAAATGTCAACTGACTTATCGCCAAACTTTAGTTCTGGATCAGTAAACAAACTTAGAGTTGAAATAAAGCGATCAAGATTATAAATCGCAAAACGCTGGCCGAAGTCAGTCTTGACCTTTGCCTTGGCCATGATTGTCTTGGTTGGTGAAATGGTCTTTAGAACATTACCTTCCTGAACAACAATGGATGGATTAATCTTGGCGAAGTTCTTCAAAACATTAACTGTATCTACATCAATCTTCATTATATATTTCTCCTTCTCACTTATTCTTCGACTTCATCATTTTCTTTGACTTCAATGCTCCTGGATCAGCAGTAGCTGAAGCACCAATAGAAGCAAGGTCAGCAAGCGAACCGCCGAAGATGTAAGTTCCAACATGCTGCATCTTCATCCATGGACAGAACCAAGTTGTTAGACCAATTGCATGAGCCTTCTGACAGAACCAATAATCTTCTGAAAGATAACGCTTAGAAACTGGATCGATTTCTGCCTGGAAGAACTGAAGGATCTCACGGCTACCATCGAAGTGCTCAGTACGGACATGATCTGGCTTATAAGAATACTGATCCTTATACGAATCATAGAACTTAGTCATAGCCTTCTTAGAAACCATCATAAATCCAGTTCCGATTTCTAGAACTTCAACTGGCTCTGAGATTGGAATCGAACTCTGATTGCCCTTTGGATTGAAGACGTAATCGCCAACGAAACGCTCAAGAACGTTTGGATCATCATCAGCAACACCCTTATCAACGGCGTGCTTAATCTTTTCCCAAGAGATACACTTCTTAGGATATGGACCACCAATGATATCATACTTCTCTTCTTCAAGAGCCTGTAGTGACATTAGTGCAATAACATCCTGAGGATTAAAACCGATGTCTGAGTCAATGAACATCATATGCTGTGCTTCTGAACGCATAAACTCATCGCAACAATAATTACGTGCACGAGTAACCAACGACTCATTGAACAAATAATAAAACTGAAGTGGGATACCATACTGCGTACACAAAGCGGACAAATCCGCACATGAACGAGCAAACATACCTGCGCACTGACCACCATACATTGGCGTGGCCACAAACAACTTACGCTCTCTTAGTTTTTCAATTGGGATCTTAATTTCCATAATATACCTTTCTTATGCTGTAATAGTATTATGATATTTACAAGTTGGACAATGAACTGCTTTACGAGGAGGATAAGTTGTTAAGATCATACCAGGATCAGAAACAACTAACTCATCACCACAAGCTGGGCACTGAATACCAGTGCCATGTTCAAATCTTAGCTTTCTTTTCTCTTCTTCATATTCCTCTAAAGTCTTCATTTCTTGTCCTTATAATGATCGGCGTACAACATCATTATAACGTAATGAAGGACTTTAAGCAAGTCATCTTTATTGCTGCCATGCTTTTTGCCATAGCGCCAAAGATATTTGATAGCAGTGTTTCGGAAGGTAGGCATAGAATCACCAAGAGCAAGCCACACATCGAAACATTCTATATTCTCTTCTTCAGTCATATAATGCTGCCCATATGTCTTATCTATATAGGCGTGGAAGTCACGAATGATTTCGTCTTCCTTATACTTGTATTTAGGCGGCCAAGTTGAAGCAGTTGCGCCAGAAATATCACCCGACGCAGAAAGCGGCTGACCATAATAGTCACCATTCTCAAATCTATATGTCTTAGTCATTTCACCTCCGCAAAATTCACAATGTGTTTTAGAATAGCCTTTTGTTCTTCCTTGTTATTATTTTTCATTTTAACTGTATTAAACATAAGAGTCATGTTAGAAAGAATATTAGCAATCTTAGTTTCACGACCCTGCAACCAAGTTTCGTTCTGATTACTACCACGCTCTTTATAACGCTCTTGTCGTACAGCCTTATCAGTTTCTAGATAAACGATCTCAGTTTCATAGTTCTCAACACAATGTTCAAGGAACGATGATGTGAAAAGACGGTCGCCCTCGAAAAGAACAACCGCATCTTTATCTAAACTTGCTAGAAATTTAATTGCTTCTGGCTGAACAGCCATTGACATACGGTCAGTGCCAGAAAAGGTTTCACCCTCTTCATACTTACCGAGAATATAAGCAAGACCTGCCTGATGATAGGGAACTAACTTTACTTGATCAAACTTGGGAATGAAACCATACTTATTGAGAATTTCTTTCATCAACGTAGACTTACCAGCACCTGGTTCGCCACCTATTGCAATCACACGCATATAAAATCTCCCATATTATAAATAGAATGTCAGTCACGGACGGCCATCCCACTGACTCTAAGTCTATCACATAAACCTTTCAATACCAACAGCTTCAGGTTCAACAAACAAACCTGTGCAGTCTAGAATACCATTCTCACTATATAAAGCCATTTTACTATTGTTTATTTGATTAGTCAATAGTTTATTATTTAGGGTCTCAACACGAGCATCCCACATAGGTTGCCAATCAATTCCATCCCAACCATCCTTTTCACATTGAGCAATTTCTTCAGCCTGACGATCAAGATAATAACTCAGGTAACGACCGTGCTTTACTCTGAATAACTTTTTAAAAGAACAAAGAGACGTTTCCATATCAAAGTAATCAGTGTCAGGAAATTCTCGTTGGACTTCTTCTAATATTTCTTTCGCAGAACCATCTAGATAATTTAGTTCTTTTGAAGATAGTTTTACGTCATACCATTCAGGTTTATCGACAGCCATACAAAGGCCATTACGATGAGAACGAGAACCAGAATAATCTTCTAGCATTAAACTTCCAGGTTCTATTGGAAGTCCGCAACACTGCTTTAATGTTTGTAGATAAAACCAAGTTGAATATCTACCAAATTTATGGAACTTAGTTTTGATTTCATTCCAAACATTATTGAAGTTTTCGTCAGGGTGTTGATCGAGGAACGGACGAAATGCTTCTGTCTGAGAACGATCGCCAACCCAGTTCTTGTAAGATTCAAACTGTGCAGGTAGATGACCCTTATTCCATTTCGTGTCTGTTTGATAACGTAGGCGTTTATAATTCTTATTGTTCCAATCCTTTAGGCGATCAAGACCAACAAGTTCCATATCTGGAAACTCGTTCCAAATAACCCATGTTGTTGGAAAATAATACGTTGTGCCGTAGATCCAAGCAATCCAAAGTTTCTGTTCTTTGTTATGCTCGAACCTACGGAACAAGTAATTGGTCATAAAGATAGCGGGGTCGCAATCCTTAATGGAAAGCGACCACCGATACCAGTTTATAAAGTCTTGCTTACGGTGCTTTTGCATTTACCTCGTTTACCCAAAAACCATCGAAGTATTGTTCCACTTTGTTAATTGCTTGGGAACGAAGAACTTCCTTTGACTTATTTTTTACATTCTCACAAAATTCTTCATACAAGTTTTCTTTGATCATGCGACCCTGCATAGAAGCCTCAAGAGCGTAAAGAGTCAACCCCATGTAGATTTTAATATTACCATCACTGTTACTGTTAGGC